TGCCTTCATTGTTTGTATTTTGCTATAGTCTTTACCTGTTCCGTCAATAACTAAACCAAGCCTGCCGTTAATGTAACTATCCATTAATCTTTCTGTGGCAGATTTTGCTCTGGCTCTTATAAGCTGGCCTTTTTCTGACTTTATGTTGTCTGGTGTAGGAGCCATGCCATGTTTAGCTAAGGCATACTCATACATTCTATCAGGATTAACTATTTTTAGCCCAAATGATGTTAAAGCAGTTTGTCCAACCACAAAGGATTTACCGCTTCCAGGCCCACCGGCTAGGAATACGGCTTTAAAAATACCAGGATCTCTAATTCCTTCAGTTAGCATTCTCTGTGTCTTCAGTTGGTTTTGGTTTTAATTGCTCTTCATAATATACTATAAGAGCTTTTTGTTGTTCTAAATATCTACGCAATTCTGCTAAGTTTAATGACATATTTTCATAGCCAGGAACGCTCACCGCATAAAATACAAAGTCCCCATTTTCTTTTTCAAATCTTTCTCTAAACTCGTCAAAGTTTTCTGGAGTAACAACATACCATTCAACATCAAACAAAGATAATCCTTTAGGTCTTGCCTGTATTGGTATTTGTCGTTCTACTGTCTGAATTTGAGTTACAATTCTCTCTTTAGGTGCCATCAAAGAGCAACCTGAGACAAGAATACTACTCGTTACTAGTAGAAGTAATAGCTTCAAGTTCATCGAATATAGCTGCTGTTGCATTATTTACTCTCGTTTCTATGAGTCCAGGCTTTTGCATGGACAACATGGTTAAGTTATGTCTGCGAAGTTTTCCAATTAGTTCGTCTTGGTATACTTCAGCTTCTGTTAATTGTGTCTGTAATTCCTCAACTCGTTGTTGAGTTTCCGCATTCTGTTCTACTAGGAGATCATATGCTTGTTTGTTAGCTTCAGCCGCTGTCTCTGCTCTTGCTAAATTAGCAGCAGCTAACTGTAATCTTTCTTGGGTATCTTTATAGTAGATGTAAGCACCGCCCAATGCACCAAGAATAAATAATAAAGGCATTAATCTAAATAACATATTAACAATTCCATCTTCTTCTTGCAGCCTTACCTCTTTCTCCTGTCCAGCCTTTGGACCTTGCACAGAATGACTTGCGTCTTTTAGCAGCTTTGCTACCAGGTTTTAGCTTGCTTGGAGGTGTAGTTACTGCGGTTTGTAGTTTACTTCCTGGGTTCTGACGTCTATATTTATCGACGCCTTTTTGTGTCAGGCCTGCGCCTGATTCTGTGGACCTTTTATGTCCACCTTTTTGTGTCATGCCTTCCATTCCTTTTTCTTCATGGAAGCCACCTGCCATTTTGTTAAACATTTTAGCAGTTAGATCTGATTTTTTTGATGACTTATGTTTTTTAGCTTCAGATACAGATACGTTATCACCATCTACTGAAACTTCTTTGGCATTGTTATCCCAATACTCACCACCATACGCACAATCTGAGCGTGTTTCTAGTTTCTTACACTTGGGGCAGTATTTAAGTTCTTCATCTTCTTTGACGCAATTGTTGACACGGACACCACCTTTAACTTTGGTGCCTTGTTTTTTGTAGCCGTCCCAACACTTAGGATCAAGTCTTTGTTTTTCTGCCTCTTCTAGCCACTGTTTGAAGTTTTGCATTTTTTAATTCCTGTATCTCTTTTCTTAATTCTTCTATTTGTTCTTGGAGTTCTGTAGCCCCTCCAGGAGCGACTGGTGGGTGTGTCCACTCCTCCAATTTATCAATACGTTCTGCCAACAAAGGATAATCACGACGCCATTTAGCATCAGTCTTTGTTATATGTATATCGTATTTATAAGAAACGTAATTGAGAAAACGATCTAATTTTTGTTGAAACCAAGTACCTGCCTTGGTTCTGAGGAACCACTCACCAAAAGATGAGCTGATTATACCTGAGAGTATCGACTTTACTAAGAACCAGTACATGAATGCTCCTTCAAGAAGGACTTGAAGCTATGGAAAACTTCTCCCTCCTTAAGTTGCATACCATGTCTCACAGCTTTAAATAATTTTTTAGCATGGGTTTGAGATGCTCTGTGATGTAGGCCACGTTTAAATGATTCAAAGTCATTATTAGCAGCGTGAGCTCTCATTTTTGTGCCACTGATACCAGTAACACCGTCTGCATCAGGATCTCTATGTCCTGCTGAGACAACATTAATCTTTTTAAAATGATATTCTTTTCCAGGTCCGTTATACTTGTCTACAAGTCTTTGGAATTCATGTACTCTGTCAGATCCAGCAACCATTGTTACATGGGTGTATCCTTGTGAGTGCATGTTTTTTAGATGTGCTAAGAAGTGAGGACTCTCTTTACTAGAAGCCTCAAAGTTTACACCTGGGTGCACATGTTTTAGATAGTCTACTTTGTGATCGGAATGTAATGGATTCTTCTTAGAGTCCTGACTGTGGCTTACAATAACTTTATGATCTGCACCGTGTCCTCTTGCAACATCGTGTACAGCGTCAACTAACTTACTATGCCCAGCAGTAGGTGGGTTCATCCTTCCGAACGCAAATACCATATGTTTGTTTTTTCTAGCTGGCATTATTTGTTCCCTTTAAGTGCGTCGCCTCTAGCAAAGTTAGCAGCACTAAACTCTTTTCTATCAACAAATTTAGAAGGACGGCCGCCTTTGTGTACAACAAAACCTTCAGGCTTCGTAGGCATTCCTCCAATCTCATGACCAACGCTAGAATGGCTTGATAACGCGTCTGTTAAAATATCTTTTGCTTTTTGTAAGTGATGGTGCATTTTTAAAGCAGTTTCAATATGTCCTTTATCTGCTTTTATTTTGTTTAGTGCAGCATCCCTTTTCTGTGTTCTGCTCTGTACTGCCTTTTCTAGTTTTACTTTAGCAATACCTTTGTCGTGTTTTAGTTTGTGATGAGCATGGAAGCCTTTATGAGAAGGATCCTCACCTGTTCTTACTGTATTGTTAATATATGTTTTAAGATGTTTTGAGTGTCCCATTACAGCCTCGTGCCCTTCTTTAGGCATCTTTTTGTAATGTTCCATAGCAGCTTTTACATGCTTCTGATACTCTTGTTGTGCTTCTAGAGGGTAGTGTGCCTTACTAATGTCATGATGAACAGGCATCACGTGAACGTCTTCGTGTTCATTATGAGTAATATCTGCACCGTGTTGTGCAACCATTTGATCGAGACTGTTACCAGTATATTTGGTATGAATAGCAACACCAAATTTTGCCTTTAGAGCCTTCTTATAATCGTCCGAACCTTTTGGATGGTGGTATGTAATAGTGTTTGGTGTATACTCTGCACGATGTCCACGATCCTTTACATCACCAGAGTGCATAATATCTGCCTGGTAAATGCCTTTGCCGTCGTGAATTTTGGGAAGGTGTTCTAAAGCAGCCTTGAGCTTTTGAACAAGTCCAGGAGCATGTCCATGGTTCTTTTCAATATCAGCAGGCGTATAATTAATCTTAGGATTTTTGTTGAAAACAGACTTACTGCCTACAAAGAACTTTCCAGTTTTAGGATCTGTACCGTAAATAACTGCAGGACTACCATCATATTTTGTGGTAATTTTAGTGTCGTTTTTTTGTCCAGTTAGGTGTCCGTGTACATCATTTAGGGTGTGAAAAGCATGTGCAAATCCTTCTGCACCTCCATGCAAGACATGATCCTCTACATGTTCTAGATGCTTGAGTTTGTCTTCTTCAGCCGCTTGTTCTACTAGAAAACCCCTAAACTTCAACATTATTTCTACTCTCTCTTAACAATTTATATTGTTATTATAGCACATTTCATGCTAAATGTCAAGCAGTATTTATAAGATTCTGGTATACGGAAACACTAATTTATTGGGCTGCGTACCCTTAAGAATGTTGAAATCAGGGAGTTCGTCTCTGTAGATTAGTTTCATATTTTTGTTATCGTATACCATTCTAGACTCTTGATCAGGATCAACATACATGTCTCTGCCACCCCTTTCAATTGTTAGAGTAATTCCTGTATTATTTTTTGTCGAAGCTGCTTCTAATCTTTCATGGAATTCTCTATCGCCATAATGCCAGCCTGTAAAAGATTCATCATAACCACCAGCGTCCCAATACGTTTTCTTTGTTGTTATAAACATATTGATATGTCCTGGACAAGGGACAAAATTCTTTTTGTGTCTGATATAAGCATTGAACATATAGTGACGTCCATCCTTAAATGCAATACGTCTTATACTTCCCACATCACAAGGATTGAGAGTGATATCCATATCTAAAAATAGAACGGGATCTGTAGGTGCATAAGTTGCAGCTAAGTTTCGACAACCATGGGAGTTAAAACCAAGGTCCTCGTCTACTGTCCACAACTGTATATTAGGACCATATGGAAAATATGTTCTCTTTAAAATATCCAACGCAGGATATTTCTGTGATCCATCATCAACCACAAAAATCTCAACTCCAGGAGGATAGTCTTCCCAGAGTTGGGCTTGTTTTTCTAAAAGTTCAGGTTCCTCGTAATAGGAGTAGGCTATGGTTAGCCTTGGCTCCATTTTATCATCATTGAGGAATTTCCCCTGCGATTCCAGCCATTTCAGATCTAACATCGATTTGTGTAACATCCTCAGCGGGGAAGTCAATTGTTCCCCCTTGTTCTAATTGAAAGTTTTCTCCGTGTGTAAGAGAATTATTGCTATATAACTCAAACCCGATATAGGATTCTATGGTGTTATCAGAGATCCTACCTTCCAAGATGTGCATAAACTTTTTAACAGCATCTCCAATTTCAGGCCAAGTAGGTTCCTTTTCAAATCTTGCAATAATGTACTCATTACAATCACAAGCCCTCCACATAGGGAGGTGGACATCTCCAAGGTTTTGCCAAACCTTAGTGCAGGCTACCAACTTTAGCATTGTAAAACTCCGGTGTCTTTTCAATTTCAGTTAAATTAACATTGTATGTCTTTGCTAGTTTTGATGCCGTATCTTTCCAATAGGCTCTAAAACTAGGATCCAATGCCCTCTTGCTTGCCATAATACAGTTGGCAATTTTTCTTTTTGCTTGATCATTACTCATTATAATACTCCACTTCCAATTCTCTTTTCGAGAATTTCAATCATTTTTGTTTTACGCTCAGTCCATTTCTCTTCTGAGCGCTCCTTACCGTCCTTCATCTTCTTTGGGAAGAACTTTTGCTTCTTGAGATTCTCAAGAGCCACTTTACGACGATTCGTTACATTACGCTTTTTCATTTTCTATTCCTCAATGTTATAACCAAGTTCATTCATAACTTGAAAATCAAGATTTTCATTAATCAATTCTAATGTAGACGGAGGAAGATACTCCATACTTAAATTTTTATCTACATCAGAATTTGATATTCCTTGTCCACTTATATATTGGCTAACATACTTTAAATTTTGTACGTCTGTGCCTAATAAAAGATTTACCTTTTCAGCAATCACTGAAGGAAAATTTCTAAACTCTTCCACTTTTACAATCATACTATTTGATAATTTTTTAGAGAGTTCAAGATAACTTCTATTTTTTTGATTCCACATTGCAATGCTGTTTTCATAATCTTCTATTTGAAATTTTACAAAAGATTCTAAAGGGCGATCATGTGCTTCAGGGCAATGGAAATAATAGGGTTCACGATGCATTGCCTGTATCCATGTGTACGGAGATCTAAAAGTAAAAACAAATAATGTTTTAGTGAGATCAAATTTTTCCATCTCTGATAATGAAGGAGCTAAACGATGCTTCCAACCCAAATATCTGTAATCATGAGGGCGTAAATTAAAATTTTCTGTGAGAAACACTCTTACAGCATTTGTTCCTGTATGTCTTTCTCCAAAAATTTTACTAGTTTGGATCACCTTCTATCCTCATAACCAATTGTTGCTTCAACTACACGTTGACGTAAATCTGTACTACTAAAAGAATGTTTCCTAGTGTTATATATTACTTTGATAGGAAGTTCTTTTCCAGTAAAGGGTTTGTCTCTATATTCTTCGCCTATTATACGCACATTTATAGGTAATGTCAAGAGAAGATCTAATAAATCTTTCTCTGTATTATAAAGAACAATTTCGTCAATATACTTAACTGCTGCTAATTGAATTTGTCTTTCTACGACACTTTGTACGGGTTTATTCTTATCTTTTCTATCAATAGAAGGATCAATTTGCAAACCGACGACTAGATAATCACAATGCCTTTTGGCTTCTTCTAGCATTGTGATATGTCCTGCATGTAGTAAATCAAATGTACTACATGTAAAACCAATTGTCTTGTCAGCTAAGTCTTTATAGTTTAAAATCATACCCATTAATCATCTAAGGATTCAGACGCCCATTGATGCAAAATGTCGTCTAAGAAATCATGCCAACCATCATCATCAAAAATTTGATACTTTTTAGAAGGAATACGAAGCTGCTCTGCTCGCATTTTAATTAAATATTCCCCATCAACTTCTTCAACTTCAGAGACACCATTTGCCCATGTCCATACACCTACAAAGTTATAAAACTCGTCAACGTATGTCATTTTTAGTTTTACGTCTGCATCAACTTCACTAAGATGCTCACCTAAAGTTTCCATAAACTGAAATGGAGCACACCATGCCGAACAGACATGTACATACTCGTCAATTTCATCTTCATCGTATGCTTCTAAATTAGCCCACTTAGGACCAACGTTGTCATTCATCCAGCCATAAGACGCAAAATCTCCGTCCCACTCGGGCATAATGTTAGAGTATTCAAGTCCACACTCGTCAAGCCTTTTAACAGACTTAAATGCTTCGTTGAATCTTTTCGTAGATGTTTTGTTTCCCTCTACAAAGGAAATATCACAGTAGACATGATTAGCCATTTTTAACTCCCGTACAAAAGATTATTATCAAACATATGATTAAATTCCTGGGCAATATGCGAATGTATATCACTACCAGGGTGTAATAGGTCACGTGCTATTTGACCTACTTGGTCGTGATCGGAGTTATACTTTGCAGCAGTCATAACATATTTCTTTGTGAGAAACATATTACGTCTCCAACCATGATCTCCAAAGATGGGTGTATCCCAAGGTGTTTCCAAGAAATACAATCTAATACCCAAATCTTTTACCAAGTTCTTTATGGCGTCTAAGCATAAGCTTCTGTAAACGCCTTCTGTTCTTTCATTGTTTAAATATTCATTCCAGAAGTCTTTATCCATATCCCTCGAATTTTCTCCTATAATATGAGGAATAGAACCAGTATAAAACTCTGGACGCTTTTGTATAGGTTCTGCCATGTAGACAGCTTTAGGTTTAATTACAGGTAGCCATGACTTTAATAATCTGTAAATTGTGATAAATCCGGCACCTTGGCTACCTAGGTTAATAATGTCTCCTTCCTCTTTTAGGAAGTTAATCCAAATATCTTCAAAACGAATTCCGTTTCCAAATGTAGAACTATCGCCAATACAAACGATAGGCTCATTAAACTCGTCCTCAAGTGACTTAAACATTCTAAAGCCTTGTTCATTTAGATCATACGTTAGATAGTCTTTTGTATAACCCATTCTGAGCAATTTTTCTTCATTACGAATCCAATTATCTTCACTATCAGTAGCAAAGAAATTATGTACTTGCCCGCCCAACCAAGAGTTATCTTCTCCGCGGACTGCGTAAGGCTCGCCAAAATGTTTAGTACTTAGTTCCATAGTGCACCATTATATAGCCTTATAACTTAATTGTCAAGACTTTTTATTGAAAAATTTGTTTAACATCATACCCCACCAGTCATATTTTTCATGATATAAAACCGATCGAGGATTGTCGTGGTGGTTTCCGTGCCAGCCTTCTCCTGCTGAGATGAAACCTAGAAAATAATTGTTTGTTGCGCCTGGTACCATGTGTACCACTGATGTTAGATAGGCAAGTGTCATTCTTGATAGTCCAACCGGGACTAACCAAAAGTAAACTAATGCAAATGGATCAATTAATAGTAATACAAGAGCAAAGGTTATAATAACTAGCCAATAATATTGAACTTGCCATTTATAGAAAGGATCTGTGATAAGATGTCGTCCGTGAATGTATTTGACATCGTCTGTTAGATAGGGAAGAAAAAAGACAACATTCCAAAAACCTTTATGGATTGGAGAGTGTGGGTCTTTTTCTGTGTCGGTATGAGCATGATGTGCAATGTGTTGTGCCACCCAATGAAAAGCCGGCCCTAAGCACATCATGTTTGCACACAAAGCAGTAAATCTCTTAAACCACTCTGGGCATTTGATTTGCCTGTGTGCTGCTATTCTATGATAGCCTGTAAAAATTCCAAAATTATTCCAAAGTACATACCCTATTGCAGCCATAGTCCAGTGAAAGGCTGTTCCGTTCATAATAAGAACTGGAATCAAAAATATTCCTAGAATATTAATGTACTGTCCAATGGTAATGTGTAAATCTGAAGCTACACTAAATTTGAAAATGTTTTTCACTGATTATGCTCTGCGTCTATACTTTGAAGATAACCTTCAATACCTGTACAGCCAGGACAGTCATTATATACTACATATTGCGGGGTGTAGTTAATTGTACAAAGACGTGGCCATGCTTTAGCAGGAATAAAATATCTTCCTTTTGTTATGTTGGGTGCAACGTCTGCTAATTTATAATCATTAATTTTAGCATTCGTTTCAAACAACTTCTTATTGTATTTATTAAAGCACCAAATGTACCCTTGATAATTTTTTAGAATATATTCGTAAGTTCTTTTTACCCACCACTGATAAAAATCGTATGTATCTCCTCTGTACTCTGGGAGAGTGAACGACCTTGTACCAATATTAGCATACTCTGTATCATGTAGTCTATTCAAACCACACCCTGATACAATTTTACCATCTTTCTTAAACAGTGTATAAAAGCCACCGTTTTCTTCGTCATAAATTTTTTGATAAAATAGTTTGTTTAGAAACTGTTCAGATTTAGATTCCCAATCCTCATCCCACATAATATCAGATCCAGGTCCTCCTGCTGCGTGTGCTGATTTAGCCCATTCAACAATCATCTTTGGATCGGATTTGCTGTTGACGTCAATATAGTTATGTTTCTCATATACAGCGTCAAGTGCAGCAATAGTGTTGTCTATTTCTTCTTTATTGCCGATAAAGGTACCCCAAGCTCCGTTTGTGTCGTAGTCCCAGACGTAAAGAAACTCGTCAGTATTGTGCTTTACTAACTTGTCAATGCTGTACAGCTCTGCAGATGCTACTACGTCCTCTGAGCCTCTCAGGTGTGTTAGATATCTAAAGGAGCCTGCAGCCTCTTGGGACAGGCATAGGATACGATTGAGTCCATTCTTAACAGGGTGATTGTGTCGCCTCAGAGCCTTACCAAATCGTTTCCATGACTTAATTGTTGCCATGTCCCATTCTTTAGCTTCAAAGACTTGTCTGGGTATAATGTCCTCTGCAATGTTTAGTCCAACACCAGTTTCCTGATTTGTTTGTACTAATACATCACATTCCCACTCATTAACAATTTCACATATACGAGCGAAGTCTTTAAGATAATCATCACCATCAACAGGGACAAGATAGTCATATGGTGTAGTTAAGAAATAATCTAGAACGGTCTGCTTACCTTGTCCAGGAGTACCATTAGATTCTGTTACAATAAACTTACACTTATTTCGTTCTGCTACTTCTTTTGCTTTGTCTGCGTAAGTTGGATCTAAACTGTTTGCTACAACGACGATATCAGCCCACAACCCAACAGGATTGTAATAAGGCTGATTAACATTGAGTATAGCTCTTTCTAGTTTCTCAATATCGTCTGAGGTAAGTATACCAACTAAAAACCTAGACATCGTTTAATGCTGCTAAAAGATCCTTGTAGTGTGCCATCTGCTCTAACTCCTTTTCCACTGCCTCGGAAAAGTCAGTATGCTCAGGAATTGCACGGGGATTTTCCAAAAGAATATTAACATTCATTCGGTGCTTCTCTACCTGAGAGGCAAAATGGCTTTCCATCACTTCTTTAATATGTTTCATAAGTTTCTCCTTATTATAATAGTAAGCGCTTACTTACGCGCGTAAGTTTTCTTGCGCCTTAATTTCCTAGGGTCAGGCATAGTGTATACAACTCATGATAATATACTTGTCATGGTTAGTGGGCTCTTGTCCTCCATGTGGGTACAACCACAGTGGTGGGAACACTAATAGCCTGCCTTCCTTAGGTGTAACAGTGTAGTCTAGTCCAGGGAAATAAGTACACCCATCGTTATCATTTAAATATAGCATGAACACCAAACTACGTCTAGCACTAGCATGATCTAAAACATCCACGTGGGTGTCAAATCTTTGGTTAGTGCCTACAGTATACTTTTTTATGCGAACTTGTTCAAATCCATTAAACGGTATGAACTCTTTTTTGTTTACGCTTATTATATATGACTGTATGCTAGGTAAGCATTTTTTAATAAAACCTTGTGCAGCGCCATAGGCACCTGCTTCGTTTAAGTTAAGTTGATCAAACTTATAGCCAGGCGTGTCATACGTCTGGCTTTGACTGGAATTAAAAAGTTCTATGTAATCCTTACATTCAGTCTTTGTAAGTACATTATCATAAACTTTAATGTAGTCTGTAAGTCTATCCATCTACCTCAACTTTGTCAAAATTCCTTAGCATATAAATACTTATACGAATTTTTCGGAGCCTTTTTTTTCTACACATTTAGGGTGTAGGATAAAATTGGTGCCGGATGCAAGAATCGAACTCGCGACCTTCTCATTACAAGTGAGCTGCTCTACCTGCTGAGCTAATCCGGCGAATGGGCAGTTTTACTTCTTGCCCGGGAAGTGCACCCAACGTTTTGTTCATCGCGAACAGGGTCTTGTTGGCTATACCCCATCATGTAGAGCGCTTACTTAAAAACGCCTGCACCAGCTGCTTCAAAAGCAGCAGCTACCATTGCTCGGCTAGGGGTACCGAGGCGATAGACAGTCTTACCTGTCTTGGTAACATTCGTATAAACAGGGTAACCTGCTGAACGAAGCTCGTTGATTCGAGCACCAACGGATTGAATACCAAACATTTTACGAGCCTGGTTTTCAGTTAGGGTTGCACCAGATGAAAGGAAGTTAAGTACCTTTGCAGCCTGATTTACTTTTACAGTCTTAGTTGACATATTTCACTCCAATTAAGTTAATATTAAATTAATTACAAAATCCCTCAACTAGTTTTACGTCTACTAGTCTTGGGCACTCCACGATTAATGACTCGGAGAAACGCATCTTTAGTATCAGCACTTGCCTCTTTGTAGATAGCAAGAGCAAACTTTGATGCGTCTTTCTTTGTCATTGAAAAGGGCAACTCAACAAAATCAATTCCTGAATTATCCCTTAACCTCTTTACACTAGTTACTACGTCATTTGAAAAACGAGCTTTTGTAGTCCCGTTAGGCATGACAGAGTAACCTGCGAATTTATATAATCTTTTATCCATAACAGCTATTATAATACCTTTCTATTTAAAAGTCAAGCATTTTTTCAGATTTTTTATCTAAAATATCTAGAAGATCCATTTTAAGCTCGTTGAGCAGAACAAATACGCCCATGTCAACAGCCTGCGGATTGACCGACAAGCACGAATGAATGCAATTTTCAGCAGTACGGATTGCATCCATCTTTTCCTTAATTCGTTCAATACTCATACACTAACTCCTGGCCAATCATGTGGAATATACTTAAACTTTTCAAACTGCCTACGGGTACGAACAAGTTTCAATTTGCCACTCGGGCTTGTTCGAATTTCCATGCCGTGTTTAGGCTTGTAGGCAATAATCTTATCACCATCTACGAGGTAGGTATGATTAGGTTGAACATCGCCTACCCATTGGGTAACTTCTTTTAGTACTTGCATTATGCCACCATAGCTGAGAATTGCTCAGGACTTACCCAGCCTTGAGCTGTTTTGAACTCACACTTATAGTCTGAGCGTTCTGATTGTGGGAGAGGAATCCATGATTCACTCTTGGCGAGAATTTCACGACGCATGTAACCATGCTCGTCATTGTTGGTGAGGCGCTGACAAACCCAACGATCCATCTTCCAAACAAACTCGGTTACAGAGTCCCAATCCTCGCACTCCTTAGCAGAGTCCTCAAGGATCTCCCAGGAGATAATGTACTCCTCAGAAGCCTCGTTACGATACTCGATAAGATCGGTGAGAGTAGGAATACCCTCCTTAGCAATCTTGTTCATTTGAGCATTCGTGATGTCACGAACCACATAGGTGCTGCCACCCTTGAACTTCCAGTACTGAGGGCAAGAACCCTCGCCGTCCCAATCATGGGCGCCATAGTTTTCTTTGTATTGGGTCCAAATAACGAGTTTCATATTAAAGTGCCTCTTTAGCAAAAACTTCTGAAATAGCGTTTGATACGCCGGTCTTAAATAACTCTAGTTCTGTTGGGTTGAGTTCAATTTCTTGCTTAAAAAACTTCTCAGCGTTTGCAGCGCCAATTACATCTCTAAGAGCCGATCTGTATACTGCGGCTCTATCACTTGAGCCAAAGCCTTGACCTTCTGGCCAGTCACCACATACCCATTCGGCTGCTTCTAAACACTTCCCAAAAACAAACTTAGGACCTTTTTCAAAAATTCTTACCATAAACACTAACCTCACTTCTCATTGTTTATGCGTACATTATAGCACCTATTTCAGTAAATGTCAAGCCTTTTTTTAACTTTTTTCAACTTTTTTTTACTATAGGTATCAATAACTTATAAGGCACATTATAGCACCAAAATTTGTATTTGTCAAGCCTAAATTAATCTATAGAAATCAATGACTTACAGGCTCTGTCAGACGCTAGCAGAGCCTCTGTCTCACACGCTATTTTAGGCTATCCTAGGGTATATCTATGGTATTTTTCGTGTAGCTCGTACTTCTCTGACGTTTCGTGTATCAAGTCCAGTACTCTACTGTATCTGTGATTCTGCTCTGCTTTAACATATTTGGTTGAAGTACTGTATAAATCCTCATACCACGTGATAGGCTTCCAGTTAATGTAACAGTAATCTATTATGATACCCGTATACTTACCAAAGCGATCAATCATGTTAGGTAGCATCCATGAGAACACTGTGTCGGCGTCATCTCTCTGCTCTACCGTATCAACAATAAAGTTGAACCAGGACTTAACCATATTGGGAAAGTCTCTTCTTAACAGAAAATAATCTGCAAAAGGAAGTATTGTTATTGGTGAATGAATGTTTGATTGAATAACATACTGCTCATGATTAGAAAGAGCTTTCATAAAGGCATGAGGTGTTCTAACAGGTTGGCAATTTGGTATTTCGTGATGTTTGTTCTTATGTTCAGCCAAACTTACAAATTTGTGATCATAATCTGTAGTATGATCAAAGCACAGCTCCCCAAAATACTCTAAATTGTGCTCCTTTGCTAAGTCCATACAGAACTTAGTACCACCACTCCTGGGCAATGTAATTACAATCATTGCTGAACATGGCTCAACATAGTATCGGTAATATAATCTTCTTCTTTTCCAGATTTCCAATACTTGTTAAAGTCTAATAGCATCTCTCCAAAAGGACCTTGTTTGTATTCATTTAACAAACCCACGTTTTCAGAATACAAAACTTTTCTATTGTGTTGTGCAATTTCAAAACATTTATCTCGAACCTTTTTGTACTCGTCAGCGGAAAGATTATCGAGCCTTTTAATTTCTTTAGCAATAGCTCTTCTTCTTTCATCATTATCCTCAATGCTGTCGTAATCTTCATTTATATAAGGATGAAATGTTTTATACCCAAGTGTTCGAATCTCTTTGATAAAGTATGGTGTGGTGTATGCTAAAAATGGGCGTCCGGCTGCAATACACTTATATGTTTTTTCTGTTAAGAACGCTGGCGAAAATTCCTCTACGGAAACGTTGCCTTTATAGCCCATAAAATTATTAAAAGGATCGTAATGTGACTCTACAATAATATGAAAGTCTGCATCTATAAGAGAGTCCATAATAACATTAGTCCACTTGTCTAAAGATTCTCGTCTAGTATCCTCGATAGTATGGGGAATTTTATCAATCCATTCTTTCGTTTTATCATTATACAAACCAAAATCTTTAGCATCTTGTATGATTTCTTCTTGTGTAAATACCTTTACTCTATCTTCAGGTTTTAATTCATGATTGTGTTCAATCATAACATAAGGATTGAAATTATGAAAGGTAAGATTAAACTTGTCAGTCAATTCTCGCATAACAAGTTCTAAAAGTAATGCAAGTCTATGTTCATTATAGTTTCTGCTAAACACACTAAACTTTTTACTTGTAGTGTGTTTAAAATCAATATTTCTTACTCTTGTTTGAAGCGGGGAGTACACATGATATGTAATTTCATCTCCCATTTTTGATCTTGCAAACCTTCTAAACAAATCGTCTTTCATAATCATATGAACTTTGTTTAGAGGAATTCTTTTCTCTTGAAGAACTCGATTAAAAGTTTTTGTATCATGAAGATTAAAATAATCGTCTGGGTAAAAGATTAATAGTTTTGTATCATTATTTCCTTTTAGATGTGAGACAACTTTAGGTGAAAGAAGATCTTCTAATTTGTATTGTCTTACTGCAAGGTCTAATCTATCATAAAGATAAATTGCTTTGTCGTTATAGATACCTTCATTTATAGGACGAATATATCCTTTAATGTAACTATCGTAAGGTAGTTTTGTATCACTATAAACATTATTTACATAACCAAGTGCGCCCATTTTATCTCCTACTCGCTATATCATATGGCTCTTGAGCTTCTTTATCGTACCAATACAAGCTTCTATGCGGACGATCGTTTTGTTTATACTGCGCGTCGCTGTAATAATAGAATAGCCTAAACGTCGTCCTATGCACATCAGCAGGACAATTAATTGGCTTGGGGTATCCGTGAAATCCTCTCGGACTGTAATCCCATATAATTACACTATTATGTATACAAGGAAATTCCTTGACTGGTTTTTCCTTCATGTTGTCCCAAAACTCTAAAGCTCCATTCCACTCTGGTTCCCAATCGGGTGTAAGGTAAACAATTAGTGAAGCGGCTCTGTGAAGTTTTAGTTTATCTTGCCAGTTAAAATCTGAATGTACTTGTAGGAAATCTCCGTTATAACTTTTAGAGTAGCCTGCCCCTACAAGATATGGATCTCCCATAATACCATCCATGCCTGTTAACGTGGAGATCCATTCAAGCCCTAAACTGCTGTGCATCTCATTTACAAATTGAGAAGCAACTGGTAGATGCTCTAGGACTTTACACTCTTTCATATGGCTACCTTTTCTATCAAAAGTAGTCCACAAAGAATCATCGGCTGTACATGCTTCCTTGTACATAGCAGCCGCTAAGTCTTTTGATAAAAAATCATTCAAATATACATGAGGCACTGGCATCTCTGTTGAGTACTCATCATGTAAGCGTCCGGCATCGTGCCTTCTTCTTATATCTTTAATTATATCCATAATTACCTATTTACTTTTTAGTAAATGCCTGTGCACCAAAAAATGCTGCTACAATACCAGCAACTGCGACAAAGTAAGTTGGTGCCATGTCGCCTAATGTTTCTTGCGCCTGTTCTAATCCTGCTAATGATGCAATTACCACAGCAAAAGGATAAAGTAACATGCCAAATAGTGCGAACCATGCCATGCTTCTCTGAGAGTCTCGCATTGCATCTTGGTCCTCAAGCTCCTTCCTCTTGAACTCCATATACATTTTATGTTCTTCGGCGTCGACTTTGCCATCGCCATTGCTATCAGCAGGATGGAAATTAGACGAAGATTTCTTTTCTTCTTCTGACATAATTAGCCCTCCTATTGAAGTCTAATTATTTATAACTATAAGCTCTCATGTGTTTGATAAAATCTTCCCTAGTCCAGTCTGTTCTTGTCATTTTTCCAAAAGGAATATGACCAACAGCTAATTTAGGATTGTGTAAGGCATAAGGCATTTTATCTTTCATCTTTTTATATGTTACCCGAGCTTTTTCCCACCAGGCTTTTTCTTGCTCATCTGTCACATCATCACCTAACCAAATAAAGAAATCTGATCTAGCCCAATACTGTGGCACAATTTGATTCGCTGGGATATGTACATCCTGACTCCCTACAATTTCTGCAAAATGCTTTCCTACATGAGTATAACCCATATAAAGATGTCCAAACTTTCTTTTGATTGTAAATCTTTCATAAGCATGTTCTGGGAGACGATATGTTGTTTGTCCATTAATGTACCCCCATCTGGCAGGTTGTCCTGTTCTTGCAAGTTCTAGTTTATGAATTGTATCATTCATTTTAGACAATTTTTTCTTACGTTCACCTTCCGCTTGATCATGCCACTGAACAAAGTTTGCATGTAGATGATTCATAAGTCCTTCATCTAATGTCATGTTAGTCTGTATGTCTAATTCTAAACGAAGCGAATCAATTTCTTCTTTTAGAGCGATTGGATCTAAATCAAACCAAAAGATTTCATTTTCTGGTTTAATATCTTTTTCTACAAAGGCACCATGCCTAAGTGAAAATTCATCATCGTAGATATCAAAATCTACTTCATTAAAAGTTAATTTCATCGTACTTTCCAGCTCCAAATCTGCCTTTATCAAATACAGGTCCTTGATCCTCTTCATCACCTGTATCCTGTAATCCCGCCTGTGGATCTTCTATATCATAGAGCTTCATTCTAGCTCTATCTACTCCAACCATAAAGCGTTTGTTTCTTGTAGGATCACTGTAACGGTTCTTTAATTGTTTTACCATTACCTGTCCAAGTTTTTCTATGTCCTCAGTACTTATAAGAGCAAACATCAAGTCTGCTGTAGCAGGCAAACCAAACGACTCCGAAGTATCTGTAAGTTCTACATCGCTGCTGTTGTAACCACCTCTTGTTGTTTGTGTAGCTGTAACAAGAGGTACATCAAACTCTACAGCGAGGCCTCTAAGTTCTTCTGCGATTGCCTTAATAATTGTGTAACTATTCGCTGACGTACCTGCCCTATACCTACTAGAGCTGCAAATGTTAAGATAGTCCACAAAAATAATATCCGGGCTAAAATTTCTCTTGAGTCTAAGTTCATTTAACAGAGCCTTAAAGTGTCCAGCATTAGCAGACGCTGTCGGATATTCCTTGATGATAAGTCTGCCGTTAATTTTTTCGTTTAGTTTTTTAATCCTATCATCAAACATTGTCTTAGGAAGTTCCTTCAACTGCTGTATTGGAATGTTCATAAGATTAGCATCAATACGTTCAGCAATTCTTTCTTCAGACATCTCTAATGTTATGTATAAGACATTTTTACCTTGTGAGATACAATTACCTGCCATGTGACACATAAACAAAGACTTACCAACACCTGTACCTGCAAGAGCTACATTAAGTGTTTTGTTTACTAGTCCGCCTTCTGTAATCTCATTAAACATTTCTAGATCAAAAGGAAGTTTTTCTTCTAGTCGATGGTAAAACTCAAATCGAGATTCAGCATCATCAATATAGTCGTGTCCTATGTTAGTGTCGAACCCAACCGCAAGAGCATCGGATAAGATAGAAGGAAGCGCAGATGTAGGTTTGTCTTTGTCCTTGCCATCAATAATACTAATGCTTTCCATAACAGCAAGATAAAGAGCTTTATCTTTACAAAACTTTTCTGTCTCATTAAGTAACCATTCTCTGTTTGTGTCTTCTGTATTTAAATTTTTAAGTACACCTTCTATCTCAGCTAGTTCTGCCTCGCTTACTTTCCTGTCTTCCTGTACAGCAATAACCAAAGCATTTGTATCGGGAGTAGAATTGTATTTAACAACGTGTTGTTCAATTTTTTCAAAAAGGATTTTTTCACCAGGATTAAAGAAGTATTCTGCCTTAAGAAAAGGAATAACTTTTCTTGTATACTCCTCGTCCTTACAAAGTTCTGCCAAAATAATTCTTTCAATCATTATAATAAATCCTTAGTATATTCTCCATAAATTTCACTGATACAATTTTCACACAAATACAGTTCTTCTGTATCTGTGTGGAAACAAATTGCTTTATCGCCTTGCCAAATAGTTAATTGGCATCGGTCACATGCGCCTTCAGGCTTCTTCGTATGCTTTTTCGATGTCTTCTTCAGAAACTTCATCTCTAAAAATACCTGCCTCACTAGAAATTAAATACCTATTTTCAATCCATTTGCTAAATGAGTCGTCTTTCAAAATAGGCAACCAAAAATCTTTGGTGTAAGTGTCACTGGCTCTAACTTTAGGATCAACTGCTTCACCTGTAGACATATCTACTCTCTGATACCAACCATTAGAAGGCTTAATTACATGTCCGGACTCTAGTGCAATGTCTAACAAACCAGACCACTTACTAATGCCTCCCTCAAAGGAAACTTCTACAGGGATCTTAGACTTCTCTCTCACATAACGAGACTTTTCAACATTAATAATAAAGTTATATCCTGTTAGATCCTTACCTGTCTTTTCTTGTTGCCTACCAATAATGTAAATGTTGTCGGCGCTGTAGTAAATGCCTGTACCACCAGACACAACATCTTTCGGAAATAAACCAATCTCTTTATATGTATGGTTAACAACAACTGCAGGAATGTCTTTAATAGTTAAGTGAGGCGTAATCATTCTAAACAACGACTTCAATCCTTTAGCCCTTGTCATGTCTGCTACACTCTTACCTTCAAGAGCATCCTCTACTTCTTTCTTACTCGCCAAGTTACCTACAGAGTCTACAATAACCATAACATGATCGCCTCTCTCAATGCCGTTAAGCTGAGACATGGAATCATGTTTTAACTGTTCAATATCTGTAATGGGCGTGTGTATAACCCTATCTGTATCAATACCAAAACTATTAAAATAGCTCTGAGGAGCACCAAACTCCGAGTCATAAAACAAAATGACACCATCATCATATTTGTCTAGATATGCCTTTGCCAACATCATAGCAAAAGCAGTTTTAAAGTGCTTACTAGGACCTGCAAAAACAGTTAGTCCAGGTGTAAGTCCTCCATCAAGTCTACCACTCAACGCAACGTTAAGTGCAGGAACAGGTGTCTGAATCAAGTCTTTAGATGTAAAGAACTTAGACTGTGTCAGGATCTCCGATTCCTTAATTGTAGAATTCTTTTTTAGTTTATCAATCAAACTCATAATATTTCTCCTTACTGGAAATGTGCATGGGCCGCGTCTAACATGGTTCCAATTTCTCTTATTTTACGAATCATATTAGCCTTAACAGCATCTTCCATTATATTGTAATCATTATAACATAGAGTACTCATGTGTGTCAAGTCTTTTGGCAAACATTTTCCTCCGAAACCTACTTTGCCGTCTGGACCAGGTACCTGCCAATGTGTACCTCCAATTACTTTGTCGCGACTAAGCATTCCTTGCAACACATCATAACCAACATCTAATCTGTCACAAATTTCTTTAAACTCGTTTGCTAATGCTACTCTCATAGCTAAAGCAGTATTACGAGCCATTTTAAACATGGAAGCCTGTTTGGCACTCACAAAAAATGTAGCACCTTTTCCTAACGTACAAGTTTTCATGTATAGTGGCTCACACCAAACATGTTCTCCGCCAAGAATGATAGGTATATCTTTATCGTCTACGTCTTCCTTCCAATGTTTCTCTCTTAAAAACTCCGGCATAATAATTGCTTCTGGAAATTGTTCTACTTGATCAGGACCAATAGTACTTCTAACGACAGTACGCCCTTTATCTTTCCATTCTTCATATACTGTTTTAAGAGTTTCAATATTTAATTTTTTAGTTCCACTATCTAAATCAGTTGGTACGCACAAAAATATATAATCATACACTTGGTGTTTATTATTATACCCCTGTGCTGGATCATGGATATCTAGTTCAACATTAGAGTCTTTAAAAAGATACTCTGTTGCCTTACCTACAAATCCATATCCTACAATTAATAATCTCATTTATTTTTTCCTGTATATTGGCATGTTAACTGTATGCCTGTCTTTATCGCCTGTCCAAAATCTATGATAAGTTGGGTTATCGGAGGTATCGTTATACCAAGCCAAAAGACGATTATGTTTATATGGAATGGTTTTAGTCCATCCATCTTTATTTTTCATCTCATATTGACCGCATTTCACATCTCCTAAGTATAATATAATTTGGTATCGTTTGTCAAGCCCATCTGTGTGCCAATCTCTGATTAATTCTATTTCTGTTGATGCAACATGTACGTTTAAATTCCATTCATCAGAATAAACGTTTACCAAATCCTTATTAAATATACCTGACAACAAAACATTCATCTTGTACAGGCTGTTCATATTCTGATTCTTTAGTTCATCCCAGAGCTCTGTTTTTTCAAGAAATGTATCTGAGAGTTCTTTGGCAATGTCATCAGGCAAACAGTTATCAATTACAATGTGCGGCCAAGGACTTTCAAAGTAAGTGTATTTGTTTTGAAAAAGAAATAAATTCATAATTTTAATGCTACTACAAACAATATAAACAACAAAAGAAGATTAGTAAAAAACAATTCTATTGCAAGTATTGTATGGTACCAAACCCAACGTGCTTGATAAACTTTATTTACTTCACCTTCTTGTGGAAGTTTTTCTACTATCGCCTTATCGAGAGGATTTTCTTCCACCGGACGCTCAAACCACGCAACAATGCGTGCTACTAATCTATCCCACCAACTCATGAGAACAGATCTTCTAATGTTGCTTGAGGCTCCGTATTCCAACCTAGCGATTTAACGATAGTATCCATAGGCTCTAAAAATGCTTTCTGAAACATTGTGTCATAATCTATGTATTTGTGTACGCCAAACTCTTTCGGCAAAGTTCCAATAAATGCCATACAGTTCTCCTTAACTACATTGGGCTCCTTGAGATACAAAAATTTAATCTTATCGCCCTCTTTAATGTCCTCATACTTATGTCCAACTTTGTTCTCTTTCAAATAATAATTGTACAGTAAACTACCTCGAACATGAATAGGTGTTCCTTTTTCATAAATGTGAGAAGCACTTCTATACTTTGCTAAGTTATTACAACCACGAGGGAAGGCAATCTCTTCAGGGCTCTTGTTGTTAAACTCCGCCTTTGTGTCATCTACAAACTTGTGCAAAGCATTTTCATCTTGTGTAAGACAGATACGAACTGCTTCTTTTAGACTGTCTCGAACACAACCAGGAGTAGAGGAACGAACAATTTCTAAACCCATAACCTTTAGTTTAGGTTCCTTATAACGAACACCTTCGTTGTCGTAAACATTCATAGCGTATCGTTTTTTAGCAACCCAGATACAATTATCGGCGATTGCCTCACGCTTAAAGAACAATTTATGTTCAAAAGCATTTGTGTAGTTAGCTAGATTACGCATTGCCTTATCAATACAAGGCTCTATCTGCTCACTACCAATCTTATCTAAAATGTCAATAATTTTTTCTTTAGGCTTGTCTGCAAAAAACTTATCTACAAGAGGCTTTAGAGTAATGTAACATGAGTCTGTGTCAGAATAAAAACTGTACATTTTATTTTCAGTATCACACACCTTGTTTATAAACTTATCAAGTGCAGTAGCAGTTTGCCTAATAATATATTGTCCAGTCAGGGTAATGCCTTCTGCAATTCGATCGTCATAATAACGAAAGTATTCGTTAGCCATTGCACCATATAAACTGTTTAGTTGAATCTTACGAGCCATCTGGAAGTTATTAAATTTAGATATATCCTTCTGATACTTCTTGTCTCCAGTTTCCTCATATTTGTTCTGAGCGTCAATCATTAGACGCTTATACTTTTGTCTGTCATCAAAAAACTTACTAACAATTTCAGGAAAGTAACCCATTCGTGTTCGGGTAAAACAATAACCATTCGCAGTCATTGCATAGTCATCTTTCTTCAAATCAGATAGATCGTTTTTTCCATCTAACAAACTATCAACAGTTACATCATAAGTATTACCTGGCACAAGAGTTTCAGGAGACATATTGTACTGCATAATAATAGAAGGATAAAGTGAGGTAGCGTCAAAAGATGCAACCCACTCGTATTGTCCTGCAATAGGCTCTTGTACAAAAGCACCAGCAATAGTTCTTGCTGGACGTTCCGGGCGCTGGTGTATTACAACATTTTGATCAATCAAATGATTGTACAACAAACAATCCCAAGTCCTAACAGAAGAAAAAACATCTTGATAATTACACTTAGCATCGTATGCCATAGTTAGACAAAGTTCAATCAACTTCATCTTGTCCTCTAGTTCATCAACAAGGACGGTGTCAATAATGTTATACTCAACAAACAAGTTCCAGTCGTTGTCGTAAAACTCTTTAAAAGTGTCAAAGGGATTGTCTAGTTTTTTGTGCCCTAGTTCTACCTCAGCAATATAATCTAGTTTGTAGGACTCTTGTGCAGTGTATGTAAACTTCTTATACAAGTCCAAATAGTCTAACTGTGCAACACCTTGAATGTCGTATGTGGTTTGTTCTCTGCCTTGCATGTTAATTACACGACGAGAAACCAAACCAAAAGGAGAGTACATCTTTTTATGATCGTCTCCCAAAAGTCTATCAGTACGAGCAACAAGATAAGGAATGTCAAACAGAGAGGAGTTCCAACCTGTTATAACATCAGGACAGTTTTGTTTCCACCAGTCCATAAACTTAAACAACAAAGCACGTTCAGTATCACACTGAATATATTCTACGTTTAAATGTTTGGTGTGTGCAGTAGGTGTAAATGAACCTACACCAAATGTAGTAATGTCTTTTGTAAAATTGTTTTGTAAGGTAATCAGTAGAACTTCTTCAATAGGATTGTCTACTTGGGGAAAGCCATTCTCAGAACTTGTTTCGATATCTATAGAATAAATGGCAATGTTTTCAGCATTCCATTCAACAGTACCTGGATACCTTTCAGTTAGATATTGATACCCCCATTGGGTTTGTCCAAAAATAGGAAAGTTAGAAACTTCTTTATAGCGATCTACAAACTCGGATGCTTCTTTGTTAGTATCAAATAGTATAGGAGAAATCTTTTCTCCAAACATGCTTTTAAAGGGGGAGGGTTTGTCCGACTTTACATACAAAGTAGGACTAAAGTCGTGTCTTGCTATAAAACGCTTACCATTTTTAACACCACGAACATGTATTTTGTTGCCGTAGTGCTTAGCGTAAGTATAAAAGTTCATGTAGACTCCACCTCAAGTTAGAACCATATTATACACTCTTGTGGAGTGAATGTCAAGAACTATTTTGTTAAATGTCGCCTAATAGTTCGTAATTTCTTAAATGTGCTTCTGCAATTTCTTCTTTGGATTGCCCAAAGTAAGGTACACCAATATGTTCTCGGATCATAATGTCTTTTACACTAAGAGATCTATCCTCTTTCGAGTCGTAAACGATAAACTCTCCGAGTATTCTACCGTATTTCCCTGCTTCGTCTTTTTTAGTTCGTAGCACGGATTGTTTTCCAAGAATAGATTTGAGGAATTCCTTTGCGTACAATCCGTATTTCTTTTCGACTTTATTACGGGTTCTACTTTCCGGTGTGTCGATACCATAGAGACGAACGCGCTCATTGCGGATCCATATACCGAAGCCCAAGTCGATATCCACATCTACTGTATCTCCATCTACTACTCTAACAATGTTACAACGATACTCGTACATTATTATCCGTTGAGTAATTTTTTAGTGTCTATTTTATTATCAGGTACAACTAATCCAGAACCAAATCTAGTACTGTATTCGTTTCTTAGACCTGCTTCTGGGCTGTAAATTGAAACAATGTGTTGCGGCATAATAGGTACTTGGTTCCCTTCCGCAAACGGTGCATACGGAACAAGGCCGACGGCATATTCGTTAGGGTTTTCCTGCTTTGGCATCATAACCACCAACATAGGTTTATTAACTAGGATAAACTCTTTGCCTTCAACATCAATCTCTTTGATGTCTCCAATAATATCTTCACCTGATACCAATTTTAAAATACGCACGTCGGCCATGTTTTACTCCTAATTATTTAACTTTAATTTCTTTTGTTTTCTTCTCTTCTGGAATAACTCTTTTGAGTGAGATGAGAAGCATACCGTCTTCAAATTTAGCACCGTCAACTACTACATCATCTGTTAGTGCAAATGATCTAGTAAAGTTTCTTGCGCCGATTCCTTTATGTACAAAATCACGCTTATCTTCTCCGCGATCCTGAACACCCTGTACAACTAGCTTGTTTCCGTTATGTGGAACGTGCTGAATATTAAACTCGTCCTTACGGAAACCTGCTGCTGCAAGTTCGATAACGAATGATTCGTCATCATTTTTTACGATGTTGTAAGGGGGATAATTGTGTGCAATGTCAGAAACATTAGCAATATTATCTAGTACCTTATCAAAGCCTACCGTGAAAGGTGCTACATCGTTTAGAAAATCAGCCATCGTGGCTGTAGTATATCGTCTTACCATTTTGCTTTCCTCCTATAAATTTAGCAAGGTTAGATTTTGAGGCCCTTTCGGCGCCTCATTAATATGTATAATAGTTAGCTCAGTTTTTTCTATTTAAATGTAGATTCTCTAAACCAAATATTACACGCCCATTTAATGCCCATCCCAACAGGATCTCCTCCGTGTTTGGACCAAGGATGTCTGACAGTTCCTCCATTAAAAGTGTTTTGGAATACTACCATGCGCCCTTGTTTAGCATCAATAGTTCTGTTCAATTCAGGAAAGGTTGTTCCTCCTCCTGACATTGGTGTGTTCAAATAGCATAGTGCTGTTAATATTCGTTGACCGCCTCTCGCCTCTTGTTCAGGCATGTGTTTAAGTTCAAAAGTATCAAAATGAGGTGCATACTCTTGTGTTTGGTCGTAACTAATTACCTGCATAGCCTCACCCCATTCTATAGGCATGCCACAAAGTGTTGAAACTCTGCGGTATACAGTGTCTACAATAGTGTCCTCACCTTTCTTAATAAAATGATAGTTACCTGTTCTCGATGCGTGTAAACCACCATTCTCTTCTGACATGACAGTTGCACGAGTCATGTGAGGCTCAGCTAATTCAATTATATGTTCGCATTCTTTTGCAGACAGGACACTGTCTTGAAAACAAATCAAGGGGTGAATATTAATCAGCATTTATTTTTAGTATTTCTTTCCAATATTATATTTAGGAACGAGGTTCCAATCATGTTTATCTTTAAACGCTATAATTTTAATTTGACTTAAAGGAGCGTACTCTAATCCTTCTTCTTTAAGTATTTTAATAAGTCCCCATTCTTGAAGCAATCTTGCAATAGTATTCCTTCGTTGCAGGTCGTTATCAGTCATGTCAGTCTGTTTGCCATCAAGTGCAAAAAGTTCTTTAAAATGCGTAATAAAGTATCTACCTTTCTTGTGCAAAATATGACAAGATTGATATAAAACATTGTCTTTTCTAGAAGCTACACCGATGCGAGATAAAGTTTCCTTTACCTTTAAAAAGTCGTCGGGTGTATTAAGCTGTACCTCTAGAGGCTCGTAACCAGGAAAGCTAATACCAAAGAAATTATCTTTGTCAATCATTCAATTTACCTTATTAATATATTCCATAACAATGGACAAGGATATTTATAACTTTCCACCTTTAGATGTTTCTTGATACTCACGGATCTCCTGCAACTGTTCTTCTGTCAAAATACGGAGAGCCTCTTTAGCTTTATTAAAACTATACCCAAACTGCTTCTGTATTAGTTCTAAATTTTCTTCTTCACTCTTTAGCCATTTACCATAGCGTTTGCCTTTTCTTACCACTGCCTGTAAAAAATCATATTGCATTTTTTTATCTAGGTGTGGACGTGAGTTCATTTCATTCGATGCAATTACTGTATCAGGATTAAAACCTAACCCACGATTAACGATAAAAGGATTGTATTCGTTCTCAGTCCTCTCATCAATAATTAAATTCTGTTTTGTAAAGTTAATGCTGTTAACAAAGTCAAAAGGAGAAATTTTAGAGAGCTTTTCATTAAACTCTTCTTCTTTAATCTCTTCTACTGCAGAGCCAAAGCCTTCTAAAATTGCATCACTCATATTCAATTCCTAAATGTTCATCTTTATTGAAATGATAGCCTATTGCTTTCATAAAGTCTTCTAGGACTTTAATCATATCATCTCGACTTAAATCTTTTTCCATTACATCAATCGTTACTCGTGTATTGACAGATGTTTCGTGTTCATACGGATTACAAATCAATGTAATGTAAGGTTTATCTAGTGCTGGATTAACCATAATTCTTCCTCAAACTGTAGCC